GGGGGGCTTGGGAAGCTTTTTAGGTATTAGTGATGGTGGCGGCTTCGATGCTGGTGGCCGACCAGGAGACGATGGCGGCTTTCTACTAGTAGGCGGTTTTACAGTAGCAGGCGGCTTAACTCTGGGAGTGTTTTTAGGCTTTTTATTGTTCTTCTTTTTATTAGACATAACTAAACCTTATTTTCTAAGAGGAGGAATATATCTCTTTTTTATCCTACCGTTACTTGTATCTCCTCGAACTGCATTGGGAGGAAACTTAGGATACCTAGAATCTGTAACGGGAAGAGGTTGAAAATCTCCAAATGCACCTTGAGGATTATCGATTCCAGCCAAAGCAGCACCCCGTCGATTTTTCTCTTTGAAATAAGCGGATGCGGGATGAGTACCAGGATCTATCTTGGGCAAAGAAGAATTTCTTCCTCTAGAACCACCGCAGCCACAAACAGCCGTGGAAAATTGTTTTGGGGATGTTGGGGATTTAGTTTTAACTGGTATAGTTCGATCAATTCCTATAGCTTTAGATTTATATAAAGGCCTCTTTAAATTAGATCTAATAATTTTATTACTAGTCATAGGAAATAAATTTTCATCAATAAATCCATCAGATAGAGGTCTTTGTTTTACTGATCCAGCTCTAAGTGCAATACTGCTAATGTTAAATCGCCTAGCTTCGACAATAGAATTGGAACTTAACTCTCTTTCGTCTGTATATTCTGGTTTATTAAAAAATAAATTAGCAGAATCTGACAATACACTACTAGCCCTATTTGAAGGAGCATAAAAAGTGAAATATTCTTCATCTCCATGGGTTAGTTCAGTAGTATATGGGCCTTCTCCATCACGAGTTTGTATATTGAAGTTGCTTTTAGGAATTGGAGTAAAATAAGGCTCGTAACTTTTTGATTGATACTCCCATCCGCCATCTGGACCAAAGTTAAATGGCATGTGAGTTAACGGCAAATTGTTGTAATTAAAAGAATTATTCGCTGTTCCTGTAAGATGGTGTGTGAAAACTGGAATATCAATAGGATTTTCTGGTCCTTTTGTAAATGAAGCTGTTGTGACTCCAGCTTTTTTATCTTCTGGATGAAAGGGATATTCATAATATATGCCTTTAACCAGAGATCCAACAACATCAAAATCCCAACCTTTTGCTGGTACTATATAAGCTTTATAAGGAAAAGTATGATACTCTATTTCTCTTCTCTTGTAACCTTCATGATCTATATTGACCGTATTGTAATCAAACATAAGATTACAATTAAAAGGTTTTGCTTTTTCATAATCCTCTCTCTTTTCAAAATAATTAGCTACGCCAGAATCTAATGTAATAACAAAAACTCCAGTATTTTCAGGCTGAATTGTAATAGGCAAAAAGAAATCAGTTTGATAAGATCCTCCAGCAGCGAAATTATGACCATGAACAAATGCAGAAGAATATTTCTTTCCAGGACCAGTAAATAGTCTAGTTTCGGAATCAAGTTTATCAAGAAGAAGACCTTTGCTTGTATACAAGGAATTTTGTTCGTTCTTATATTGATCTACATAATTTTTAAGTTCACTGCTCAGTTCATCATAAGAAAGTTTATCGTATATAGGCTCATAAACTCTAAAAGCAACATCAGTAAAATTTACCTGATTCGATAAAGTTATTTTTCTATAAGATGGGGATCCGCCTACTTCTATTGCATTCTCAACGGAGTCGATAGAATATAAAGTCCCTTGAATGGAGATTTTAAAATTTTTAGTAATGGGAATTCCTTTATCTGGTAATTCAATTACTCCATCAGTAACATCAATGTTTGTTTCATATATTCCCCTTCCCTGTTCTTTGCCATCTATTTTATGACCATGCTCTGTTTCTTGCCACGAAGTAGGATCTTGTGGAAATTCAAAATCATCAGGTAACTCAATAAAACCTCCCGCACTAGAATCATCACTAGAGGTAAGAGCTAATTCTGGATTTTTCTTTCGAATATCGAAAACTCTATTATCTATAAACCTACCAGTTGATTCAGGATAGCTTCTTGCTACCGCAACAAAATGATCATCGTTGTAACTTTCTACAACATCAAAATCTTCACTAACCACTTGAAGTTCTTGAGTTGAATTTTCATTAGAAATATCTGGATTATAACAATAGCCTTCAGTATATTCGTCAGGAATAGTTTTTGTTTTTATAATAAAATCTGTTTCAATACAAGCTAAATTATAAAAATTATTCATGCTTACAGCCAAACCATTCTTTCTATTCATGGATGGTATGAATACATTGTCGGCACCTTCTAAATTAAATCGTTTTAATTTTGAAAAACCCCCTCTTCCTACCGAAAGTGGTATATTATTATGAGCCATATAAGATATGCCACCAAGCCCGTTTCTGTATTTTGTTTGCAGTGTGGCAAATTCCCCAGTACCTAAATAAATATTGTTATCTGGAGGAGTGATGTAATCACTTTCAAAAGTTAAAACATGGGGAAAGCCATTCAATAATGTCATGGATCGCCTAGGTAAACTTGGAAATCTTACAGCATAACGAGTAACAATATCACTATTATCAGGTTGGTATGCATCTTTACCTAAAGTACTTGGAGAATAATTTCCTCCATAGGCATCAACAAAATTCAAAGAGCTGTCGGGACCTCCTCTCGGGTCTTCACGTAAGCTACTTTTAGTGGTTTCTTTTGGGATATTAAACCAAGGAACATCAGTATTTTGAAAATTTTTAATGTTCATTGATGCATCGGGTGGTGATGCAGCATTAACCCCGAAACTATAAAACTGACTAAGCCCAGAAATCAATTCTACAACATTAGAAGGTGTTTTGTTTACAGTAGTTCCAGTATCAAGAGACTGTTGTTTAGCAGCTTTCTCCTCAAATACGTAAAGAGATTCACTTTTTTGGTTCTCTTTTATTTTAGCTATAGCATCCAGATGTGCCGCTTTCCTTTGACTTAAAGCCTTCCAGTCGAAACTTTTATACTGAGACATAACAATACTACTGGGTTGACCTAGAACTATTTTTTTCAGAGGCTTTAAATCTAAAACGTCTGTTAGTCCTTTTTAACAATAAATGACCTTTAACGAAAGTTAATTCTTGAAGTTCTGCATCATTGTTTTGTTTTGATTTTAGAATTAAGGTAGCCATATTGATTATATTACACCAAAAGACTGGAACTTTCTACAAAATATGGACAGCCTTTATAGTATTTTTTTTCTACAATATGATTCGATTTAATTCTACTATCAGTGTCTAAAGTACAATTGAATAAAAAATTATTATCAGAGTCTGACACAGTATAATACACAGAAGGATTTTTAAATTCACATATATAACTTGGAATTTTTTCGCCATTTGAATCTAACACATACTCTCCTCTAGATTTTTTGAAGCCATCTTTGCCACACATTAAAGGACCTCCAAATGTTTTATCTGAAGGATAGTCTTGAGAGCCTGCAAAATTAGATTTAGCATCTTCCTCAGTGAAGTTTTCTAAGTATTCTTGTATTGATGTTAGTTGATATTCAAATCCTGAAAGTTCTTCTGCAGAAACTCTATCCATCTTAAGAACTCCTTTTCCTGGATTACCTAGCAGATCTTCATCTAAATCAAATTTTAAAAAAAGAAACTCAACTTCAAATTCCTTAACAGAGGGGTATAATTTATTCACGGCAAGAATATACATTAAGTTTTGAAGATTATCTGTAACTTCTTTACCTTTGAAAATCTGCTTACTAGTCTTAAAATCTCTAATCAGAGCTTTTCTACCTCTGTCATAAATAAAAAGTTTATCTATAAAGCCTCTAATATTATATTTTTTACCAGACTCATTAACTTGAATATTAAAAGCCTCTTCAGAAATAGCTTTCGATGGTTTAGATTTATTTTTACCAAAAAAATCATATAATAAACCTTTTACCGTCATAACATCAATAAGCTGAAGGTTTTCCTCAGAATCAACATCTAATTTTCTTGCATGATAAAGAACTAGTTTACCGATAGCGATAGAAGAGAAAATAGAGCCACTTTTTATTATTTTATTGTAATGCTTTTTGTGCCTGGGATTTCCTAGTAACTCAAAAATTAAATGGCATATCCAACCTCTACTAGCTCCATCGTTACTAGACTGAGGTAGTTTAAGTTCGTAGCTACACCAATACTTCCATGAACACATTTGGGCAGTTTTTATTTTACTAGCAGATAAATATAAATCACTCATTATTTATTATTTTTTTAAATTTATTAATTTTTGAATTTAAAGATTGTGTTAAATTTTGTGATTTATAAAGAATTTTAGAATTATCTAATATATAATTGTAATCAAAAGATTTCATAATTAAATCTAATTTATTAAGCCAATTCTTTATGTCAAGTTGATCCATGTCTCCAAAATCATTTTTAGATGGAGGGTGTATAACAACTTTATCATAATTGAAGAAAGAAATAAGTTTGTAAAAACATTTAATAGATGCCGCTAAACCTCTATTAAGTTGTTTATCATCATCGTTATTTAAAGAAATAATAATTTTTTGGGGATTTAATTGTATTAAATAACTAATTAAAGATGGAGAAATATCTAAACCAAATATACATAAACAATTTTTTATTCCATTTGAATATAAATTCAAAACATCACCTATACTTTCAACCAAAATAACCGAATCTTGATCTGTAATATAATCGGATGAAAGATGATGTGGGTATATCCATTTAGTCTTAACTCCTATATGTTTCCATTTAGGCCTGTTTTCAGAATCAAGCATATCCCTCCCAGAAAAGCCGTGAATTTTATTTTGCAAATTATAGATAGGGAAAACTAATCTTTGATACATTTTACCTTCAGTGCATAAACCACATTTAAAAAGTTTTAAAACTGAATCTGAAATACCTTTTTGTGTATAAAAATCAAAATGAGGAAGTAGTCTTTCTAAACAAGAGGGGTCGTATGTTTTTTCCATGGGTTTGGGTAAATTTTTAAAAGTTTTAAATTCAAAACTATCAACAAAAGAACAAGAAGAAGATATTAAATCGGAATCCGTAGTCCCAAGAGTAGCTTGCACAAGCTTTTCAAAAGGCATATATGCCGTATTGTTTACATAATCCTTCCAGACTCCACTGTCTTTATAAATTTGAAGTGCGGTTTTGTTGTCTCCGTTTCTAAAAAGTGCATTAGTCTGCCAATAGGATCCACGATCACTTAATCTATAACCAAGAGATAATAAAGTATCTTCAATATTAATTTTTTTAGTCATTAAAAATGAAAGGCAAGCTACTATCTCCATCTTCATCTGGATTAACTCCTTCGACTTGAATATGTCTAACTAAGTCTCTCAAGTCGCCTCTTTCCGTGATATTAAAATTATTAAAGTCTAAATTGATAAAATTTCTTCGCAAGCTACCATCAGGCATTCTCACTGGTTCAATTTCACCTAATGGATCTTGACCCAAATGTCTAGATTTAATATTGGTTAGCTTATGCGTTCCAAAGTTTTGATGTTCGGATATCTCTGAAGGCTCTTTACTTCTTAATAAAAACATATGAGTACAAAATTGTGTTATTCTGTCAGATAAAGAAACTACAGTTTCATCTTCAACTATATTGTCGCTAGTTCGATTCCTACTAGTACCGACTCTATTCATTTGAACAGAAGTTAACATTGATATTAAAGGCTTTTGGTCTACTACTATGTCTTTTTGAATTAATTTTTTAAAAGAATCAACCATTTCACCAACAACTTGCCATTCATTCTTATTAGATTGTTTTTGAAAAGTGGTCTTAATATAGTCAAAACTAAAAATCATCTCATTGCCCCTGCCCACTTTAGAGTAATAAAAACGTTTTATAACGTTAATCATTTCTTCCACACCAAGACCTCCACAATTATAATAATAAAACTTCATGCCTTGCAATTTATTCCAAGTAGATCTAACCTTATTCACTACAGTATCTCCAGCATTCCTCCATCTACCAGTTTCAAGCAAATTTAATGGGACTCCAGATAATGCCGCGCACTGCCTCATTGTTAATTCCTCAACACTCATTTCTCCATTATCAAAATGAAGAATGGGTATATTATTATTCATTGCCGAAACTTTTGTGCAAAAATCCATGCAAAATTGAGTTTTACCTATTCCTGATCGAGCTACAATAACACTTATATTTCCTGGCCTTAATAAAGAACCGTATATTTCATGTAATCTTTGATGGGGACCTTCTAAACCAAAACTATCAACAGGATTATCACCCCTGTCTTCAATAATATGTTCCATATCATCATAAATATTAACAGGGGTGTTATCTCCCGAATCATATTGATTAATTTTATTATGATAAATTGAATCCGCTAAATCTATAATATCTTGATAATTAGAATCACTACTACTAGATATTTCACTAACTAAAGATTTGCCGACTTTACAAAGATCTCTTTTAAGAGTAAGTTTCTTAATTTCTTTTGCAGTTTCTATTATAGATTTTGGAGAAGTTTTTCTTAAAGAAAGGCTCTGCAAGAATTCAAGACAGTCTATGCCTTCCTCAAATTTCACTCCTAAATCTTTTACTTTCTCAGATATCAAAACCTCATCAAATCCATTTCCAGATTCTATAGACCTTTTTAATAAAGAAAAAATAGTTCGATTTACATAACTAAACTCGCTATAGAAATCATTTTCAGAAATAAATGGAGAAATCTCAAAAAATATATCAGGGTTATTTAGTATTCCAGCTAGTAAATGCTGCTCTAAATCATAATTATATAATGACATGAAATCTATTGTAGCAAAAAGATTTCAAAAAGTCAAACATAATAATGTTTAAGTAGAATCTATAGAGATTTCCCCTTCTTCTAATTCAATTAAATACTTTTCTAAAGCTTTTCTTAAGCCCATTTCAATGATTTGACAACTAGCTCTTGTATAAACAATAGCTTTGCCAGAATCATCAACATAACTTAGTATAAAGCCAGCATTTTCGCCACCACCTCCCGTGAAGCCATAAAGCCTCTCAAGGAAATCTTCTGGAATTAAAAATTTAGATGAAATTTCTGGGTTAAATTTTTCTGACATATGTATATACATTATATATACACTTACAAATTAATTCCAAACTTTAAAAACAAATCTTTATTTAATTTATCAGTATCATAAATTTCAATCAAATTTATATCATTAAGTTTACAGAAGTCTGATTTCTGCTTATCCCTTCGGACTTGATCTAAATAATTTAGCTTATGACCTCCATGAAAATGGGATACATATCTTCTGTGTTGAGCTCCTTGAACTTCTATTGCAATATTTTTTGTAGCATTATAAAAATCTAAAGACATTTTCGTACCAGCAACAGGAAATTCTTCGAAAACCACATGATTGTGCCAATAATCTTTTAAGTATTGCTTTACGCTGAATTGAAGTTTGCTTCTGCTTTTGGAATCCCAATCAATAATATAATTCCTTATTTTGGGGACTCTTTTAAAGCTTCCGTATAAAGTTTTAAATTTCACTAAAAGAAGAATTAATCTTAGAAAGAATACAATCTCTTAACTCCTTATTTTCATCAACTAATTGTAAGAGTTTATTTTCGCCTTGAATTTTATCTGGGACCTCAATTTTATTCTCTTTTAGCAATTCTAGAATTTCAGAATCAAAAGATATCCAAGCACCTTTTTGTTCTATGTAGCCCCACAATTTCATCATGTCGATTATTTCCCTCTCCCTCCAAACACTATTTCCATCTTTTTGTCCGTATCTTATTGGATATCTAACTGTGGCTCCAGTTTTTTCATTCACACTTTTTCGGAAAATAATCTTACATAAATGCCCTATTGGATTACCCTTATCTTCAATTTTAGAAGCATTTGGGTTTGGGTATATTATATCAGTAGAATACCTTTCTTGGAATTCCAAGATAAAGTTAGCATAATGCTTGACAGCATTACCACCAGCTTGTTTTACTTTTGGCCCGCCCCTGCTAGCATAAGGGTTAGCCGCAACTTCAACTCTCACTTGAGATGTTAGTATCATCATATGGCCCATTTTTGTTATAGGTAAAACCATTTTCTTTAAAAATACAGAAGTGACTAAAGCTCCGCCAGCCACTTGTTCGCTTTCATCAAAAGGTTTATCTATATCACCTATCCTACATAAAGCATCAACACTATCAATAATAAACATATACCTTTTGCCTTCTTCATTGTCTTCTACTAACAATCTAATTAATTGAAAAACCTTTTCAAAAATATTACAATCAAATCTAAAAAATTTATCTTCACTTGTATCTATACCGCTTCTCGATAAGACCTCTGGAGACAACCTACCTTCGCTTCTAATATAGATAACCATGCCTTTGTCGCCAAAATGTTTTTGGAAATTTTTAGCAACAGTTAAGGCACAACTAGTCTTTCCTCCTTCGTTAACTCCAGTAAATCTATGAGCACCAGAAGGAAATCCTCCCCCTAATGCAAGATCTAGATTTATACTACCAGAAGAAATTTTATAATCATCTTCATTGCAATGATTATAATGAAACTTTTTGTTGTCTTTATGTTCTAAGAACGAATTAATTTTATCTACAGTGCTACTCATCTTCTAAAAAATTTTTTATTGTTTTGTTTTGTTTTTTATGTGGTCTATTTTCTCCATATTTATTTCCAAGAGGTATGTCATCTTTAGTTTTTATAACATAGTTGAATTCACTAAATTTTTTTCGTAGGACTTTTTCTCCATATTCACCCTTAAGGAAAACTAAAGAATCATACTTTTGTGAAAAATTTATCTTTAGCCAAAAATCAGCATTATTGTATTTTTTTAAAAAATCATTTAAAAACTTAATCTCTCTGGCCCAAAAAAATCTTTTATTATTATTAGGCACATTTAATAATCTAGATATAATTTCTTTTTTATCTGAATGTTTTATAGTCAAACCGAGTAGTATATTAACAGTAATAGCAAAAAAAGTCAACCAGAAAATTTATCAAGATCATGATTTTTATTTAATGTATAAAGTTTAGAAGAATCCCAAAAAATAGATGTTGTTGGATCGTGAGATGTGGGTTTATCTTTAAGTTTATTGTGTAAATCATTAATCTGTTCGGTAAAAGATTTTTTATTGGAATCTTTAAATCCAGTAAAGTTATTTAAAGTTCCTCTATGAAAAGCTGTAAAATCAAATTTTTGAATAGATGGTTTATTTAAACCATGAAAGAGGTCAAAGAATTTATAGAATTTACTATGAGAGATTGTAGATAAATCTTCAAAAATTGAAAAATATTTAGACTGTGATAGATAAATACAATTATTAATGTGCATGCCAAGGGATAAATTTTTTTTATTAACAAAAATAAAAACAGATTGATCTGATTCAATTTTAAATTTTAAAATTTCATCTAAAGGAATGTCAGGGTTTGTTAGGTAAAAAAGAAAACATAGATCTTTACCGCAACGACTAAGGGATTTTGAAAAATTTAGAATATCATTAATTGATTTATATTTTTTTTCATCAATAATAAAAACACATTGAAATAAATATCTCAATTTAATATTCTCTATGTATTTTAAATAATTAGATCTTCGGTTTAATTTATTTGAATCAGGATGGTATAAATGGATTCCTTGAAAATTTTCCAATATCCTTGGTTTTGCATTTTTAAGCTTAGATCTTACAAAATCTAAATCTTCCCAACCCCAGCCTACGAAATTTTCATCGAACTTAGTGGAGTTATTTAACAAGGATTTATGAATAATGAATGAATGCTTTCCGAAAGTTTGGCAAAAAGGATATTTTTCTAATGTAAGTGAATTTTCAAAACCATTTTTAAACAAATCACTCTCTATTTCTCCCAAGATAAAAACTTTTGAAAAAGGGCGAATGATTAAAGAGTCTTTTATGTAAGGGAGTGTAGCTTTTAAGTTTACAATTACATCACAATCTAAAAACCAAAGATATTCAGTTTCACATTTCGCTATAGCAAGGTTATACAATTTAGATTTCTCGAAAAGATTATTTGAAAAATATTTTATATGCAAAAAATTTTCTTTTTCTTCATATACAATTTTATTTTTTTTACTTTTAATTTGCTCACAAACAATCAGAGGGATTTTTGAATGTAGGGCAATACTCTTGTTGATTTCAAAACTGGATTGCCTCTGTGGACTATCGTTTTGATAGGATATTATTAAAGTGCAGTTCATTTTAACATGGTACGTGACATTCTTCAATTGCGGCAGGTATGTATTTAATAATTTTTTTGGGTAAAAATTTAGCAGGCACATAAGCTGGACCTAAAGCAGTAGAATAATGTATTATACAAGACTCACAATTGTTTATATGAGCAGCTCCATTATTGTCATGAGTTAATTCAAATGTAACATTTTCTGGTTCTGGTTCATTAGTGTGTAAATGAAGATAAGTAGATGAGTTTCTGTGAGATGCAATATCAAATATATCTACAACACTATAATGATACCCATGCTTTTCAAAAACTCTTTGAGCAGAATATTGTTCATTAAAAAATTTAAAATCTTTAATTTCTTTTTTGGAAAATTTAAACGATTTTAAATTAGCCTTTTTAGCTTTTTTATTTTGAGACTTTCTTTCTTTTATGCATTTTTTATAAAAATTATCAGGAAGCCCTATCCCTTTAAAACTAAATAATAAAATAGAACTCAAGTAACAATCGCTTTTAAAAAGATATTCGAAAACTGGATCATGGCTATCTACAGCTGTTATAATATTAAGAGAAGAGTTTTTATTTATATATTTATCAAATAAATAAATTGGATCCTTGAAGAAGATGACATCCAAATCAATCATTAATACATTATCATAATTTAAATAATATAACTTTTCTAAAGAATACCATTTAGACATCCAATCACTGTGAAGCTTGTTATAATTAGATGATTTATACTTATTGTAATAATCGGATTCAATAAAAGTTACATCTGGAAAATCTAAATATAAATTATATTTATTATTAAATAAATAAGTTTTGAAATCTAAATTATTTGGCATTGTGTAAAAAACCACAATATCATATTTAGAAGATGGTTTTTTATGGCGAAGTAGAGTTTTTAATGCATAATAAAGATAACCATAATACTCTAAAGATTTTTTTTTGTTAATCTGTAGGTTAAAATAAATGCAATTTTTCATTAAAAGTCATCTTCAAGGGAACCGCTTTGTTGGTACTCCCTAACACGTCTTTCAAAGAAATTGCCCATGGCTTGTACATCAACAACTTCGCCTAGCCAGGGAAAAGGATTGGTATCGCTAGGGAAACGATAATCAATGCCTATTGATTCCAATCTTCTGTTTCCTATATAATGCATATAATCAACAAACATTTCGGCATTTAAACCAAGAATACCAGTGGGTAGAACATCATGAGCATATGCAATTTCGAGCTCAACAGCCCTTTTCATATGTTCTATAAATTCGTCTTGCATTTTTTTTGTCCAAATACTTGGATTTTGCTCAATAATTTTGTTGATAACATACGCCCCAAAAGCGATATGATTGGTTTCATCTCTCAGTGTGTATTTAATTTGGTCTGATACACCTTGAAGCTTATTTTGGCGACCGAGAGCGAGAAGCATAGCAAAACCGCTGAAGAAAAATGTTCCTTCGCAGACGATCCAATACGTCATGAAGTTCCTTAAGAGTTCCTGTTTGCCTTCTTTGTTGGTATGAATAAAGTCTTGCCTAGTAACATCTGTAGTAATGTTCATTAAGAAATCGTCTTTAGCTTTAATGCTTGGAATATTATTGTAAGCTTCGTAGACCTCATTAACCTCTAAATCCAAGCTATCACATATATAAACTATCGTGTGGTTATGAAGACTTTCTTCAAAGCCTTGGCGCATGATGTACTGGCCGCACTCAGGGTCAGTAATAAATCTAGCGGCCACAGTAAAAAGATTATTACCAACCAGAGACTCAGACCCAGCAAAGAATCCAAGACAGCGTTTAACAAGTAATTTTTCATCTTCTGTAATTTCATCATTTTTCCATTGTTTAATATCATTTTGCATACTGATTTCAGTAGGCATCCAATTATTAGCACAACTTTTTAAATACAAATCCCAAACCCAGGGATGTTTATGGGGTAAAATTTGATTTACACCAGCTAGTTCTTTACCTAAAATTTCTCCTGTTTTTTTACTCATAAATATATAACGATATATTTTACAATAGATATCAATAAAAGTCAATAATAAACTTTATTTATCTATTGGCAACAAAAAGAATGTATAAAAGCTGGGTTTAAATAATCCGTGGGGACGGACATCACTTTCTACTGAAAATCTTCTACCATCAAAGTCTAATCTTTTGGTAGTTTTTAAATAATTGTAACCATCTTCATCGACTTTAATTCTAACATATCCATCTGGAACTCTTAATTTTAATTGAGAATCAATCTCATGAGATGAAACTGTACCTTCAGATTTATCTGTGTCATATTTAATTCTAGCACTGAAGCTTCCAGACTGGGTGACTTTTTTGACGGTCGATTTTTGAAAAGAATTTTGTTGGTATATGGGATTGTAAGAAGGATTTGTGCTTAACACTACAGTTTTAGCCTCCTTGAAATAATAAATTGGACGAGCGAAAGTATCATGCACATCATTGAATGCATTTTGTAAAGCTTGTTTGTCTGAATCTGAAATTAGATTGCCCATATATTATATATACACTAATTTATTCTAACTTCTTTCCATTTTACCTTACCGTTTTTTACCTGATCTCTGATTCTTCTCTGTTTTGAACTTAATTGACTCTTGCCACTCTTGACTTCTATAAATGTAATTTCATCTTGACCAAAAGAGACATAATCTATTGGTTGCCCTAAAAAACTACATTCTTCTGGTTCAAATTCAAACTGATCTAAGAAGGGAGCTAGTGTTTCTGCTATATGTCCAAGTCTAACTTCACTGCTTTTCTTTTGAGATGTAACTTTAGCCTTTAGCTCTTGCTGCTCTTTGAGTTCATCTTGCAGTTTTCCTATAGCAACCTCGTAACCTTTTTCTTTTGTTTGTATTTCTATCTTCTTTTCCTGTATAGATTCTCTTTCTAATTTAAAAGATTCTTGCAGTGTGGATATATTATCCTTGTATGTATTTTCTCTAGAAGAAAAGTCTTGCTCTATTTCTTTTATCCTGCCCTTTAATAGAAAATTATCTTTTTCTATATCTTCTAGATTTTTTAATCTTTTTTTAAATTTTAAAAAAATAAAAGCAGACAGTAGCAGCCAGGTTATAAAGATTATGTATATCAAGATGTGAAGCGAATTGGTGCTGAAGATTTATAGGGATGGTTATTCGGCAGATTTGCAGACAATCCCCATTTATGGGCGAGGTAACCTTCTATCTTTTCCTGAATAGAGGTGGAGCTATCCTCGACAACAACAAACTCCGCTATGTCGCCTGATGGTTGAGAGCTATTACCTCTATTTGTCCATATTCTTAAAGTGGTTGCACCAAGGGAGGTAGTATAACTAATGTCCGATCCTGATTGAGAACCGTCTACAAATACTTTTCCAACTGTATTAGCGATGTCTAATTTAAGTAAAAATATATGCCAAGCATCAGCGTAATTTGTAGTATTAGAAGTATCAGAACCTATGCCAGTGCTGGCGGCCAAATGCGCCCGAAATTGATTATTTATACCTGCTTGTAGCTGGAAACTTGGAGCTGCTCCTGCCATGGAAAATATGGAGTCCGAGCCACTTAATCCCGTACCGTTTACCTTACAAAGTATGGCAAAGGTTATATTTCCTGATACAGAACCAATGGATTTTGAGTAATAATCGTCCGTATCGTGTCTAACTACATCTAGGTTATTAAGTTCTTTAGACACTAAGGTGTGGTCATTCGTACCTCCATTATTACTAGGAGTGAGGTGGTTTCCATTGCCACTTAGATCATTCCATTGCGTTACACTTGTTCCGATTACTTGCACCCCACTGGTCGCATCATACAATGCTTTTGAGCTTGTAACACCACTAAGAGTCCACTCTTCAGAAGATGTATTTTGGGTAGCGGTCCAATTACTTTGAGAATTATCAGCTCCACAAGCCCGCAATCTAAAGTAAAAAGTGCCGACAGATGTTACTGTATAGGTAGCAGTAGTGCTGCTAGTATTTTGAATGTTAGTGGGCGAAGAAAAATCGGAAGAAGTGGAAACTTGAAATTGATAAGTGCTTGCATCGGCAACAGTTGTTGATGTTAATGTCACCTTCATGGCGTCAGAATCCGTAGAGATTCCAAGGGTTGGTGTGGCTAAAGTCGTAACAGTAGAATCTAAAAATGCTGTGTCTCCAGCCACAGGTCTAAACCCAGCGTCAACTTCTCCTTCGATCAAATGATCTAATCCAAAGTCAGCAGCCTTTTGAAAAAGCTCCCTAGCAACATGATTTGTATAATAAGGTTTATTTTCGCCAGGTTCTTCAGTATTTACAGCTTCTATTATGTCAGTTTTTAATTGTTCGAAAGCATTTTGAAAGTCAGAGGAATTTGAGAGTTGATGTATTTTGTTTTTAAGTTGTTGCAAGTTCATGATATGAATTACACCGTTTTATCGTTTCTTACTTGGAATAGCATAGAATCCGACAACCATAAAACATAAATCTATAAAAGAGCTCAGCATTAAGCCGCCACTCAATGTAACAACTTCCCATTCTTTGCCTCCAAATATCCAGCTAAAAAAGCCCCACTTCGCACCATCACCTTTAGGTACAATTATATCATAAGTAATTGTAGGATTGTGAGCATAATAAATCATAAGATAACACATTGTAAATGTTATCGTCATAAATAATATTCTGCGGGTAGCTTTAACAAAAGGATCACTAGCTTGTTGTTCTTGATTTTTAATCATTGCTTCAAGCATAGCACTATCTCTTGCCGCAAGCATCATTTGATCTTGGCGCTTTTGTTCTAGCCAAGAATTAATTAGGTTGCAGGCAAGTTTTATGCCTGCACCTAATATAGTATTAAGAATTGGACCCATTAAGATAGGCTATCATATACATCTTTACTGCAAAACTTTGTTAGCTTTGTGCCATCATCATCAACTGCAGCCAATGCATACCGAATAGTTTTCTTACCAGCTTTGGTAATTCTTTCATAAGTTTTCTTCTCTACATTAGATTCAGAAACTTGAACTTTAGTTTTCTTTTTTACATTATAGAATTCAATCATAATATTATTTGGGTTAAATTTGATAACGTTTATCTCTGTACATAACTATACAATCTATTAAATCTTTCTGTATATTATATGGAAATTCTTCTATTTTTTCAAGAGGATGCCAAATATATTCAGTATGCTCTCCGTTTAGAATGACTTCTGGTTTATGCCATAAGCTTGCGAAATATACAGAGAATTGAGTTGTATCGCCTTGAAACTCTGAATACAAGTCTTTTATATAACTTAATTGGTGTAAATCAATTTTAATATGAGATTCTTCATAAAGCTCTCTGATAGCAGCAATCATAGGATTTTCACCCTGTTCAATAGCCCCCCCAAATATACTCCAATATCCACCTAGGGATATTGGTTTACCTTCCCATGTTTCGCAACGTTTTGCCAGAAGAATTTCGTCTTCAAAGCATATAGTTACACCAGAAGCTCTTTTACTGACATGATTCACAAGTTCCTCCATTTTTCATAGCTTCTATACTGCAAGCTTGAACTTCAGATTCGGTTGGTTGTTCTTTATCATTAGATGTAGATTTTTCAACTTTACTAGCTGCTCTATTTCTTAAGTAATATGTAGTTTTTAATCCAGCTTCCCAACTAGCCATATAAATATCATTTAAATATTTCAAGGATGTTGTTTTATTATAAAGGTTAAAGCTAACGGCTTGATCTATCCATTTTTGTCTACAGGCATTTGACTCAATGAGCTTAAACATATCTCTATCAAAGGCTGTTTTGTATTTAATTTTAAGATCTTCAGGTACAGAGCCATTTAGTAAAGATAAGTCTCCATCACAACTTTTCACTAGATTAGCAATCTCAGAACTCCATAAACCTCTTTGTTTCATATCATTAACAAAGTGAGGGTTTGTTATATAAAAATTTCCGCTTTTATTTTCGTAAACAAAAAGGACGGAAAAGTTGGGCTCGATGCTTTGTTCAACTCCGTTGATATATCCGATTGTAGCGGTTGGAGCAATAGCCATTACATTGCTATTACGCATGCCATTTGATTTAATAGAATCTCTAACTTCAGACCAATTTAAAGATTCTCCTTTACCTGGGTCAGATTTTCTATATTTATGAAGATTATTCCAGCTATCTATTGGCAAAATATTTTGAGACCATAATGAACCTTCATAGTTTTCGTAAGAACCTCTTTCCTTTGCTAAATTGGAGCTTGCGAGAATAGCTTCTCTACTGTAAAATTCAAAAAAATAATTATTCCACTCTACAGCTTCGTCACTATCAATAGGTATATTTTTAATATGAAATACATCATGTATACCCATAATACCTAATCCGACAGGACGATTTTTTAAATTAGAATTACTTGCTTCTTTTGTTGGATAAAAATTAATATCAATAACATTATCAAGCATTCTTATTGCAGTGTGAATGGATTTTTTAAGCTTATCGAAATCTAATTCTCCATTTTCATTAATATGATTTAAGACATTAATAGAGCCTAAGTTACAAACAGCAGTTTCTCCAACTTTAGTTTTTTCACCTTCGTGGTATTCAGAAGGTTTTGTGTGCAAAGTGATTTCAGTACATAAATTAGAACTTCTGACAGCACCTTCATGTTGATTTGTGTAACGAATATTACAAGGGTCTTTAAAAGTATTCCATGGGTGGGATGTCTCAAATAAAACCTTGAGCATTTTTTTCCAAAGTTCTTTGGCTGGAATTTTCCTGAAATTTTTAATGTCACCATATTCTGCAGCACGGCATGCATCTTCATATCTATTATCAAAATCTTTACCGAAGTAATCGTGGAGAGTTTTTCCGTTTTCGTAAATCATTTCGCTTGGGTCGAAAAAATACCAGTCTTCTTCATTTTTAACACGACGCATAAACTCATCAGGTATCCATGATGCAGTATTCATATCGTGGCAACGAAGTCTATCATCACCAGTGTTTCGCCTTAAGTTGAGAAAATCTTCATAATCCAAATGCCAAGGCTCTAAATAAGCACATCCAGCTCCTGGCCTCTTACCTCCTTGATTTACAGCTATTAAAAGATCATTATAAATCTTCAACCAAGGAATAAGCCCACTAGATATACCATTAGTGCCTTGAATATGAGCACCTGTAGAACGAAAAGGGGTAACATCAAGCCCAAGGCCACCAGCATATTTTGATTTTCTAGCTTCTTGCCAAGCACCGTCAAAAATACCGTCAATACTATCATCAAAAGTGTTAAGATAACAGGAGCTAAGTTGTGAGTGAGTAGTTCCACTATTAAATAATGTTGGAGTAGATGGAGTATAAAGCTGTTTACTAATTAAATTATAGAACTCTATAGCTCGTTCGTTTTTATTTTTTTCATTAATAGCTAAACCCATAGCCACACGCATAAAGAATGACTGGGGAGCCTCCATGATTTTATTATTCAATCGAATGAAGTAACGGTCGTAAAGTATCTGAACCCCAAGATATTTAAGATTTTTATCTCTTCTAATCTTTAAAGCCTCAGACAACTTAAGTAAATCGAAATCAAGTAATCTATTGTCAAGCCTGTTTTCTTTAACTAATTTTCTAATATTCTGTATGAAGCATTTTCTATATTGAAACTTAAATGTATCAGAAGCCACACCTTCCCTAAAAACTTCTTTGTATAAAGTGTTTAATAAGAGTTGGCCTGCAACATACGAGTAATTTGGTTCCTTTTCTATCTTCTCTCTAGCTGAGAAAATTAAAGCTTGATCAATTTCTTTGGTTGTTATTTTATCAAATAATTGCAATTGTGCATCTAATACTACTTCACTAGCAGAAACATCTTTTATATCTTCGCAGGCTCTTTGGGCACTTGCGTTTATTTTTTCTACATTAAATGTTTCTAATCTACCGTTTCTTTTTTTTACATTAATTTCCATGAAAATAAATTTACATCTATCTTACCATAAAGTGAACAAATCATCAAGATTAAAATCAAATTTTATTTAAGATATTTGTTGCAAGTATTAATTATATTGGAAATGCCCCCAACTTTTCCAAAAAAATATTTACTAGAAATCATATAACAAAAGTCTAAATCTATATTGAAATTAGAGAAAACATTCATGTCATGACCATAATATTTGATTTCATTTTCTATAAAATTTAAAAATTCAAAACTTCTGTTATGAGAATTTTGATTGTAAAAATATAATCCATTAATTTCATTGGATCCATAATGCAGCGCAGTAACTACTGTAACCTTTTTTATAAGACTACTATTTAATAACGATTTTTTTTTGTTAAAAATATTATTTTTAAAAAAATCAAATTGATCTATAATGTATTTTTTAGATATATAATCCTCCTCACTAAAAATATCACCGCACCTGAAGTGAATTACTAACTCATCTTCTTCTGGAGTTTTATATTTCTTATTTTTTATGTGTTCAAGCGCGATGCTTTTCAGTGTCTGGTAGTCTTCTTCTTTTTTTTTGTAATTAAGATAATCTCTTAAGATAGTGTTATTGTATTGTTTGCTATTAAGAATTATATTCCTGTCATTTTGCCATCTAATACCTCTCCTGTAGAACAAATCGCCAAAACGATAAACTTGATTTGTTTTTAATACCTTTACAGAATTGTTAAAATTCATAATTAAGAGAAATCGTAACCGAAAGTTTTAAAATCTAAATAATGTTTTTCAATAACTAAATTCCTGGTTTCTCTATTGTAGTATTCAGAAAAATGAGAGTGGGTAGTTTTATTAGTATGAGGAATGTCACTATAAGGTATATCTAATAGCTTGCAAACATGATAAAAGTCGTTTTTGAAGTTTTCTACTTTACCCACAAAAGCATTGGAGAGAAAAACTTTTGGAATATATTGATTATAAGATTTCCAATGAATATCTAAGTCATAAAAATCTCCACAAACCATTTTTATGAATTGACTGAAACTAAAATTTCTTTCAATCATGTAATGAATACATTCCGATTGGCGTTTTTTATGAGACCATTTCTCGTGATTTAGTATTTTATCGTAATAACAACTAACTAATTTATCAAAAGGATTCCTAACAAAACAGAAATTAAAAAGATTTAAATATTTATCAAGATAGGGGGACGAGACCCACTTCTTTGAGTAGATATTATCTTTTTTTGTGTGTCGATTTAAATGTATTCTTATAGATGAGGAGGCACATTTAGGAATCTGAAGCCAACAATAACTTTCGGAAACATAAAAGAAAGAAGCATTTGAATTCATTTTTCCTTGAAAGAACAAAGAAATGATTCATAAGATTGTTTTATACCTTCATCTAGTGAAAATTTTGGAGAGAATCCTAAAGAAAAAATTCTATCATTATTCATTTTTTTTCTGTAAGTTCCATCTGGCTTGGTTAAATCAAGCTTTATTTCACCACTATATCCAATAATTTTTTTAATTTTTAATAATAGATCTAAAATAGAAATTTCTTCGTTAGAGCCACAATTTAAATGAGATATATTTTGAGAATATATATCTTCAGCATTCACGTTCTCTAAGCAGAATACGATTGCTCTAGCTAAATCTTTTGAGAATAAAAATTCTCTCAAAGGTTTTCCAGAGCCCCACATAACTACATGAGGAGAATTATTAAGTTTAGCTAAATGAACCTTGTGTATGAGTCCTGGTAAAACATGAGAACTATTCAAATCAAAATTATCATTTGGGCCATACATGTTGCAAGGCATCAAAGAGAAAAAATTATTTCGATACTGATCATACATCGATTGACATGTTTTAAGTACAGCTATTTTAGCCAGAGCATATGGTTCGTTCGTAGGCTCAAGGGAGCCAGTTAACAAATCTTCTTCATTAATTAAACCGCTAATATTTTTAGGATAAATACATGAAGAGCCCAAATTAATTAATTTTTTAACTTTAAAAGTTTTGCAAGCATTAATGATATTCAAACCTATAGATAAATTGTCGAGAATGAAATCACCTCTTTGTGTATTATTTGCATGGATTCCTCCGACCTTTGCAGCACACAAAATGACATGGTCGATTTGAAGGTTTTTGAAAAAAGATTTTACTGCGGAATAATCAGATAAATCAACTTCATCTCTAGATCTAGTAATTATGTTTTTGTATCCCTGACCTTTTAATTCTTCATAGACAGCAGATCCAACTAACCCTTTATGTCCCGCTAGAAATATATTATCACTTTTTGAAACGTTCATAATCACTTAAAAACATTTTTTTAACTAAGCCTTTGAAATCTGTTTTTCTGCGCCAACCTAATTCATTTTCAGCTTTAGATGGGTCTCCGCAAAGCTCATGAACTTCGGCAGGTCTAAAAAATTTAGGGTCTATAGCACAAATTAAAATATTACCATCTTTAGTGAAATATTTTTCATTAACGCCTTCTCCTGTTTTATAATATTCTAAACCACTAATATTTAATGTTAGTTCTAAAAAATCTCTAATAGTATGCATTTCACCGCTAGCTAAAACATAGTTTTTGGGTTTTTCTTGATTGAGCATTAACCATACTCCATTCATGAAGTCTTCGGCATCACTCCAATCTCTGCGAGCATCTAAATTACCTAAATAAAGAACGCTAGTTTTTTCTAAATTAGAATCAATTTCTGATTTGAATTTAGCAATAGAGTAACTAATTTTACGAGTAACGAAATCAAGTCCTCTTCTAATTCCTTCATGGTTGAAAAGCCAGCCTTGAACTGCATAAAGGCCATAAGACTCTCTGTAGACCCTAACCAAATGCCTAGCGGCGCATTTAGCTGCTCCATATGGAGACTGGGGTTTTAGTGGGTGAGATTCATCTTGAGGGCTGTAAATAACATCACCAAACTCTTCGGAGGAACCAGCATTGTAAAATCTACAATTAGGAGTAAATCGCCTGATAGCTTCAAGGATATGTAAAACAGCATCAGCATCAGTGCCCCATGTCTGTATTGGATATTTCCAACTTCCAGCAACAAAAGACTGCGCGGCAAAATTGATAAAATAATCTGGCTGTATATCAATGATAACATCTCTAATGCTATGAGCATCATTTAAATCCATATCAATCATTTCAAAATGAGGATCATCTTGAAGGTGGAGTATGTTTTCGTGATTCTTGACACTTAACCTTCTGACGGAACCATAAATTTTGAATTTTTCATTATCTCCTTTTAATTTTTTAATCAAAAAGTCGATCATATGACTTCCGTCTTGGCCAGTTATACCTGTGACTATAATTTTCTTCATTTTATATTAAGTTCTTTTTTGTATTTAGGAATCCATTCTTCTACGGTAGTGGTTGGCTGCCAGTCTAAAAGCTCTTTAGCTTTTCTGTTGTCTGCTAAAGTTTTTTGTGGCTCTAGTCTTTTCTCAATATATTCTTTTGGACCGCCAATCAAGTCAGCAATTTGATTTACTGAGCGATTATCTCCGTTGCCAATATTAATTGACTCTCCTTTGCCTACTAATAAAGAACTAGAAGCTAATATATTAGCTTTAACTACATCACCAACATATGTAAAATCTCTACGCTGTTCTCCGTCTCCAGTAATAGTTAAAGGTTTACCTTTGAGCCTTTGGTCTACAAAGACACCCATGACGAGCTTATAAGCTCCATCTAGGGATTGGCGTTCTCCAAAAACATTGAAGTACCTCAAGCTGACAGTTTCTAATCCGTAACAATGGTAAAATACTCTACAATACTGTTCTCCAATTAATTTTTGAAGACCATATGGACTTAATGGGTCAGTTGGGTGATTTTCTGGCGTAGGAAAAATTTTTGCATCTCCATAAGCTGAGGAACTTGCACTATAAACAACCCTGCGAACACCCGCTTCTTTTGCGGCAGTTAAAATATTAAGAGTTCCATTAACATTAACTTTGTTAAATTCATGTGGATTTTGGATAGAAGGTTGAACTCTAGCAAGCGCAGCTAGATGAAAAACGGTATCAGCTCCTTTCATTACTTTTGTAATGGTAGTAATACTCTCTTTATGAGAGATATCACAAATAAAAAGTTTGGCTTTACTGTTTACATTATCTTCTTTACCTGTAGAAAGATTATCAATGACCGAGACTTCATGACCTTCATTCACTAATGAGTCTACTAAATTACTGCCTATGAATCCAGCTCCGCCTGTAACAACATATTTCATAATTATTTTATATATGATCGTGACCGCAACCAGAAAGATCTCCGTCGTTTTTAGTTTCAGTTTTCGTTACTGCAGAAGAAAAATTTTCCCAATCTTTTTCTGATCTGACTTCTAAATTAGTTTTCCAAGCAGCTTCCAGTACATTTGGGTTAACATTATTATTTTTCATTAAATTTATAAAAGAATTTAAATCTTTAGGGAAGCAAGTTCCACCAAAACCCTCTTTACCGTCGTGACCAGGAACTTGAAAATGGCTAACTCCTATTCTGCCATCCGAAAGGACACCTTCCATAACTTCATTAAAATTTAAGTTTAATTTTTGACAGACCTGATTTACTTCATTGAAATAACTTATTTTTGTAGCAAAAAAACAGTTAGCTACATACTTGATCATTTCAGTAGATTCGCTGTCTAATAAGAAAGTCTTGGTTCCAGGAAATCTTTCATCATAAAGATCTACTAACAAATGAGGAACTTTATGTATTTTTGAATAAAAACTTTTTGGGTATCCAACTATGTTTCTAGATGGAGTTATGAAATCAGTTTTAGCATACCTAGCTGTTAAAAATTCTGGAGAATGTAAAATTTTTAAATCAGGAAATTGTTCTTGAAGAGAAGATGTTGTGCCAATTGGTACAGTAGATTTTATGACAAAAACAGCTGAAGAGCCTATTTTATTTATTTCATTGAAACATGTGTTAATAATAGATGTATCACACTTACCGTTCTCTGTAAGATTCATCGGTGTAGGAACACAAACGAATACAATATCTTGAGAAATACAATCTTTTAGAGAAGCAGTTGATAGATTTGGATTTTTATCATAGATTTTTAAATCATCTACATAATGAGCAAACCCATTAGCTATAGCAGAACCTACGAAACCATTTCCTATAATTCCTAATTTCATTAAATATATTTTAATTAGAAAAGGTTTATATTTCAAAAAGAATTTAAGAAGTTTTTAAATTCTTTTATATCGACGAAATTATTAACTCCTGGGGATTGAGATCTAGCAGATTCTTTAAAAGTGTGGCAACAACCACCGTTTAAAACTCCAGTTTTTTTACCTAAAGATTGAAATTTTGTTCCAAGGTTACATTCCAATTTTTGCATAACAGGCATATTGTCCTGATCAAAAAAGGAAAATAATTCTTTTGAGTTCCATATAGTTGGGCGAGAAACATAGTGCCAATTAGTTTTGTAAAAAACATTTTGATTTATTTTAAAAGGACCTTCCCAATTTAGTGGTTGAGTGGAAGTTACACTCACAGAATCTTCATTAAACCCAGTGTTATGGTAGTGTCTAACTGAGTCAGGGTTAATAGATTTAGGAGTAATTTGAGAGTTATAAAGATTCATATTCTCATATTCCCAAGATGGTATTCTTATGCAAGAGCAATCTTTATGTGAATTTAAAAAATCAATGGAATCTTTTAGGAAATTATATTTATAAAAAACAAAATCATCGTATGTATATAAACAGTACTTGTATTCTTTTTTTAAAGCTAAATATGCCGCAGAATATATTACAGATATGTCCCAGAAATTTTTAGTAGAATAAAAAACTTGATCGAAAAAATTTTGAGATTCGAGAATCTGATTGAAAGATTTAGAGCAATTATTTGATATAGCTACAATATCGCAATATTGTTTATCTAATCCCTGCAAACTTTTAAGAGATTGAAGACAATTATCTAATCGATAACTTTCATTATCTTCGTTGATATAAAATAAGCAAGATATTAATATTTTATTATTCATTTAAAATTTTATCAAAAAAAGATATGTATTGGTTAATACTATTTTTAGTTTGAGGAAATTTGTAATCACTTAAATTTTTAAGCATATAACTAATTAAATCAATCAAGCTTTCTTGAGATTTGTAGATTTCACCAGATTCTAAAACTAATTCTGGGTGACCTCCGCTATCAAGAGCTAAAACTGGAGTGTGTGTTGATAAAGCCTCTATTAATGAATTTGAGCACGGGTCATTTTCACTGGCGGTAATGTACAATGACGAAGATCTTAATTCTTGGGATATCTCAACGGATGTAAGGGCTCCAAGATTTTTTATATTCTTGAACTCAATAGGGGAGTTTCCTGCGAACACATATTCAAGATTTTTGAAGTCAAGATGATTATCTAAATACTTATATGTGCTAAATCCTTTTTTTTGATTAGAGGACCAACTAGTAGATATAATCTTATTTTTTTTAGGGGTAATCTTTTTTGGAAAAAATATTGATGAATCTGATTCATTATGTATAATGCAATGAGGTTTTTTATTAGAGAGACCTAAAGAAATATTTGCTTCTAGTGAGTATTTGCTTTGAAAAATTGTGCCATCTGCAATTATATCATTAAGTTGATAAACCAGTTGGTCCCTATTATCATTCATGCTATTATATAATCTCATAGGCCCATCAATTCTATGCACGAATTTTTTTTCAGGATAAGTTTTTTTGATATTTAAAATTTCATCTGGGTGTTGATGACTATTAAATAAAACTAAATCCGAAGATTTTAAGTCTGATAGTAAGTTAACCTTATTTAAATTATCTGTAAGGAATCTTATGAATTGATTACCTCCACCCCAGGGTTCATTTGTTGTTTTATAAGCTACATAAACTTTCATTTAAAGGCGAATAAATCTTTGAATTTGAGATAAAACCAATTTAATCCTCTAGGCATAAAGTATGGAACACAATTTTTATAAGCTTTGGCTGTATTTTTTTTGGTTGAGTGGAAGGTATTTAAGTCGTTATAAATACTATCTTCACTTAAAAAGGTATTGGCACAGCCAACATTAGTTGATGCGATGGGTGTTTTAGTTGAGGCACATTCTGGTATTGCTTGGGGCCCACCTTCGCACCTTGAACTAACTATATACAGATCCAAACAATTATAAAATAAATTTAACTCTTCAAAAGATAACATTTCTTTATATGTGTAAGGTATATTTTTTTGGTTCAAACGATTAATTACATATTGCCTCCTCCATCCTGCCAATAAAACATGAACGCTATTATTTTTAGAATACATGTCTTCTACAATATCACAAAATAAATCAGGACCTTTGGATAACTTAGGAGAAATTAAATCCGAACCTTCGGTATCTCTTTGAAAAGAACCTACATAAAATTTATAATTAGGAAGATTAAAATAATCTAAGCATAAAGATCTATCTGTAGGTTTAAATATAGAGGAGTTAATCCACCAGTGTCTAGAAAAAGTAGGTTTGGTGAAGTATTTTTTATTATTAAATTCATTAATTTCTGAAACAAAATGTATGAAGTCAGATTTTTCATTAACCAAAGATAAAAAATTTAGATCTATTTTATTTGGGTCTATATGGTGAATAGTTGTAACAACCTTCTTTTCTGATAAAATTGGGTCATGGTAATTAAACACCCAGGGAGCCATCACCCAAACGACATCAGCTTCTTCAATAAAACTAACACAGTTTTCTTTCAAATGATTATAAAATTCAAATCTTAATCGATCACATATCCAATCTTCGTTAGCGCTATTTATATAAATTTTCATAATTAAACAATTCCTTTTTGTAAATTTTCAAGTAAATGGTATTGCCCAGCATCAATAGATTGATAACCTTTTGAGCATAATTCCATAGACAAGACTGATGCAGCTGGACCAAATGATAAGTGAAATAAAATAGAGTCTTTTGAATGTCTTTTTGTTAAATTTAAACATTCTTTTAATATTTCATCATAATTATCAAAAGAGTTATCTTTAGGGCATGGAAGCCAATGCACAGACTTGGATAAAGAAAAATACTCTTTTGAAATTAAATTTTGTTTTTCTCCCGTGATTGGGTTGACGAAAGGCTCATAACCTGAGACATGAATGATGTTTTTGTTTTTAAATATTTTAGCTATATTTTTTAAATATTCAATTCCATTTATAGAATCATCATAAGCATATCTTATTCTATTAAAGCTACCACTTCCAAATAAAGTAGGTTTTTTATGATCAGGTATGCTTTTAAAAATTTGATGCAATTTAATTTGTAAAGATTCTCTAAGATTGAACTTATAGTTCCATTTTTCTGGGGGGTTTGTTTCCTTGGAAAATCTTTTAGATTCTTCAAGCTGTGTGTTTGTGAAGACAGGAGGAATGCATATTAAATGATTTTTTATAAATTTGGAATTATAAAATAT